GAACCACTCCGGTCTTATCGTTAACACCGGAATAAATGATATAGCAGGCAAAAGACAGCCATAATAGAATAAGCGGAATGCCCGTTGCTGCCATCATGTTGTCGTAAAATGAGCGTGTCTTTCGTGGCATAGTGTCTTCTCCTTCTTTTAGTGACTTATCAAGTATTTTCCTTAACATCGACTGCACCCGGCTGAGAATTTTCATCAGGCAAGTCTCCCTCGTTCTCTTCGACGGGGGCGATTGGATTTAAGTCTTTTCTCTCGTCACCATCACTTTCCATTGGTAAATTAAGTGTTTCAAGAGTTTGATTTAGCGTAAGTATTCCGCTATCGTAACCCATGACTACTCTCTGCATTACATTAAGCGGTGTCTCACTATCCATTGCATCAAAACGAATTTTTGGCAAATCTGCTTTCTTGTGCTCTATTCCCAACAAACTTAGGTGAACCGAGAAAAGGTCTTGGCAATGGGATGCTAATATGGTATGCATTCTGCTAATTGCTTGCACAGCCCATAGGTTTGCGTTGAAGGTTGCAGCAAAGGTCGAACCGCGCTCTTGTCCTGCGGCTACACGCGGCACTTGTAGGACTGCGGCAATATCAGCGTTTATAGCGTCTAAGAATCCTCCACTATCAGGAAGCGAGTTTTCCAAATCAACATGATGTAATTCAACATAATGAGGCAGAACAGGTATTTGGTCGCCCCTCAATCCCTCAAATAGTGTAATAACTTCATCGACTATATGTGTAAGCCTTTCACTTTGTTCGGCGGGGTCTTGAATATGCTCTATGGCCGATTTGTCTATACTGATGTATTGTTTCGTCATTGAATCCTCAAGCGAAAGCCTGTTATTCATAGAATTATATTTCATGCGTATGGCTTGCTTTAGGGCCGAGAATCGAGAAGCACCCCAAATTCCGTAGGTTTTGCGTCCTCTATTATCCGTGAACCAATTTGAGCGGAAATCGATTTTGATATGTAAAATCTCATTAGCAGGTATCTCACGCGCATTGAGTTTCATTTCTCTTAGCAGATATTTGCTTGCTCTTGTAATCGGATTATCTTCTGAGGCATCGAACATGGAATCTAATCCGCCCCTTTCGTCCACAATCGTAATCTGCTTAATAGGGAGGCTTTGTAAGTCCGTTATGCCTATTGACTCTGCACCAACAATTTTATTGATGTCGTTTCCATATACCATCATGTTTCTCATCGAGTTTATTAGAATATCATCAAAATCGAGAGTATCTTCAACCAATTCCTTGATAGTATCACGAATCATCGCATTCTTGCCCTTGTCGTAGTTAATCTCGTAATTATTGGCTGTTAGTGATACTGCACGAACCGCCCCGTTCAATTCGGGGTCGAGTTTGAGCATAAGGTCATACATATCGAATTCGTTATCATAATTACTATCATTCTGTAACCTTTCGGTATCTCGCATTATATCAGGAATACCGGCTACTGCTCTGAATGTCTTATTTGTTGGAACGCGACCTCCCGTAGCCGTTTTTGCTGCTACCTCTCTTTCGGGTCGCCAAAATTGCCACCAAGCCACACCCTCTGCCATATCTAAGTGTTGCCATAAGTGCTTTATCAACATTAGGACATATTTCTAATAATTTTTGTTATTTTCGCTTTTTTCAGAAAAAATTAAACGCTATACTGCTCTATTATTTTTATTATTTGTTATTTCTTCTAAGGCATAGAAATTAGAATACTGTTCATTACCAAATACTACTGTATTAGTCTTTGTAAGGTGGCTTTTCCTAATGCCCCCCTTTGAATTAATTGAAGAATTAGCAGATATGGTCGCAGTCATACATTTTATTCTTTCAGTAATCTTCCAAATTAACAGAAATAACAAACACTTAAGAGGCAAGCCCTGTTCGTTCTGTTCAATGGGAACCTATCATGGGGGTCGCACCAAAATGTGTGGTGGCGGAGACTTAATCGAGCGAATTGCGGGTGAGCGAGAATTTAATACTGAAATTGAGTTTGCTCGTTATCTAAATGAAATTGAACCGGCACGAAGTGTTGGTGGTTGGCGTAACGCTATTATCCGTTGGAAGAAGTCGGGTGGAATGGTTGTTAAAAAGGACAAGGCAATCCATACTACAAGAGTGCGAGCGTATTATGATAGCGAAGAAGATTTATACATTACCTATTTGCCAATCGCGAATCAAATGATAAAATTGGCAGGCGAAGTCCATAGGGATATGAAAAAAGCCTACTCCGATGATGGAAATGGCATGAATATGAAGGATATGAGTCGGACATTCGGCTTTCCCGAATTATGGCTTTCTGATTATGTTAAGTCTCATGGTTGGAGTCACAATATGGACATTTGGACGGATGAGGAAATAGAATCTCGTTCAGAAGACTCATTGGTATTTGAATTAGTCGAAAATAAGCGAAATGATGTTTTGGATAGGGCAAATCGTAAATTTTGGAAAGGAATTACTAATGATGCCGATAGAATGCGGAATCTTGATATTACCTTCTTAAATGAGTTTAGGGAAGCCCTTTCGGAGAAGAATTTAGCCCCAAAAACGCCAAAAATCCGCAAAATGGCGAAAGCGGCTCCTTATTCGGTTGTAATTTCCCCAACAGACCTTCATTTCGGTCAAGGGTGTTGGATTGATGAAACAGGCACTCATTTTGATACTAAAGAAGCAAGAAAGAGGTTAATTGAGAGGACTGAAAATCTAATCACTCGTTTGCCGAGCCGCCCTGATAAAATCTTCGTAGCGACGGGTTCTGATTGGTTCCATGTTGATAATGAGGAAGGCACTACGACAAAAGGCACTCCACAAGACATTTCGACAAGCCCATCTGATATTTTCATGGATGGTTGTTCCCTTGCAAGAGAACATATTGAATTACTGAGGACAGTTAGTCCCGTTGAAGTAATTTTCATGCGTGGTAATCACGATAGGCATAGTGCGTTGGCTCTAATGATGTATTTGAGTGCTGTGTATGAAAATACTCCCGATGTGACGGTCATAGCGAACCCAATGTTAAGGCAATATGCTAAATGGGGAAATAATTTGATAGGTTTTACTCATGGTGATGGAGTAAAGGGGCAGGATTTACCACTTTTGATGGCTTCTGAGGAAAGAAAGGCGTGGGGTGAATGCGAGCATCATGTTTGGTTTCACGGACATTTGCATCATCAGCGTTTATTGGAAAAGGGCGGCACTACTGTTATTCAATTACCGAGTTTATCAGGTAATGACCGATGGCATTACCGAAAGGGTCATGTTTTGGCAAGGGCAGGTATTTGTGCTCATCTATTAGACAAAGAATTGGGGCTAATTGGTAATTTGTTTGCTCCGGTGGTTTCTGATGAGTAAATTTAACACCGATTTCTCAATGGAAAGAAGTCGCCATGATGTGCAATACTTTTACAAGTGGTTAGGTTATACTTGGGGAGACCATATTGGTGAATGGATGGACATGTATGGTAAAAGAACGGATGCGCAGGTTCATCGAGTTTGTATCATTGCACCGCGAGACCATTCAAAGTCGACTACTTTGAGAGTAAAACTACTTCACTCTGCTTTATTTGAGAAATGGCGTAACAAACCTTTCACTTGTTGGCTATTCTCAGCGAGCAAGGACTTGGCTATGCGTCGCCTTGAAGAAATAAGGGAGGATATGAAGCAACATCCCCAATTATCTCGGTATCTCAATAAGAAGAGGGGTAATAAACTTGAATTACATTTCAATAATGGGGCGTGGATTCGTGCTACTTCTGTTGGGGCGGCTATTCGTGGAGAACACCCTGCTTGTATTGCTTTTGACGATGTGTTAGATGATATGGGCGATATGAATTGGTCGGGTATTCGCCATTGGTTTAGAAAGAAGGTTACTCCTATGTTGAGCCCCGGAACCTCAATTTATTGCGTTGGAACGCCAATGAGCATGGTGGACTTATACCATACAGAAATGATACACAACGATGCTTGGACTTCGGGGATTTGGTCGAGTATTCCTAATTGGGATGAACATAAATCTGACTCAAATATAAAACTCTATGCTCTTTGGCCTGAATTTAGACCCCTTAACTTTCTTTTAGAGCAAAAACAAGCGATGGGTGAATTAGCCTTTATTCAAGAATACCTATGCAAGGTGATTGATGATGAGGCGGCTGTTTATCCTCGTAATTTGACTCGTAAAAATCTGAATATGGATGCTACCTTCTTGAATGAGAAAATGGGTAATGATAAGTATGCTATCGGTTTTGACCCTTCACATGGATTGGGACAAGACTATTCAGTTATGGTTTGCTTAAGACAAGACTCTGATGGTTATATCCACTTGGTAAATATATGGA